TGGGCGAGGGTGCCGCCGAACTGCGCAAGCAGCAGGACGCCCTGAAGGATGCCCATCGCGAGGTCATGTCGGCCGTCGAGAAGGGCACCAAGCTCGCGCCCGACGTGCAGGAGAACATCGACAAGGCCATCGCGAAGGCGAACGAGGCTTCGACCACGGTGGTCGAGCTTTCGCAGAAGATGGACGACCTGAAGAAGACGGCCGAGAACTCCAGCGCGCGTCCGCTGACCCTGCGCGGCGAAATCCGCAAGAACCTGGCCGGCGAGAACAAGGACCGCTACGAGCAGCTGCTCCGCGGCGACTCGCGCAGCCTGCGCATCGTGCTGAAGGAAATCACCAGCACCGATGTCACCACCGGCATGAAGCGCGAGCCCTACATCGACTCGCTCGTCTCGCTGGAGCGCCAGCCGCTGCGCATCCGTGACCTGTTGACCATCGTGCCGGTGCAGACCGACGCCGTGAAGTACGGCAAGCAGACCCTGCGCGACAACAAGGCCAAGATCGTCGCGCACGGCACCTCCAAGCCGTACAGCAACTACAAGTGGGAAGACGCGACCGCGACGATCGAGACGATCGCTCACCTGGCGAAGATGCACCTCCAGGCGCTCGCCGACGCCCCGCGGCTGGCGGCGGAAGTCGAGTCCGAAATGCGGTACGGCTACTCGATGGCCGAGGAATCGGAAATCCTCAACGGCGATGGCACCACCGGCCACCTGTCGGGCCTGATCGACAACGCGACTGCTTACGCCGTCCCGGCCGGCATGGATACCTCCGGCATCCTATCGCCGATCGACCGCCTGCGCGTGGCGATGCTGCAAATCCACCTGGCTTACGCGGTGCCGGACGGCCATGTCCTGAACCCGATCAACGTCGCGGAAATCGACCTGATGCGTCGGGACACGGACGGCAACGGCGGTTACCTGTTCTCGCGCCCGGATGGCGATACTGGCGTGGCTCGCATCTGGCGTCTGCCGGTGGTAGAGTCCCCGTCGATGACCGTCAACGAGTTCCTGACCGGCGCCTTCCGCTACAGTGCGCACCTGTACGACCGCCAGGGCATCACCGTCGCCATCAGTACCGAGAACGATGACGACTTCGAAACGAACAAGGCCACCATGCGTGTCGAGGGTCGGATCGGCTTGGGCGTGCGCCGCACCTACGGCCTCGTCACCGGCAGCCTGAAGTCCGGCTCGTAACCGCCAGCGGTAACGCTGTGCTAGGATGCCCCCACTGGTAACGGTGGGGGCTTTCTTTTATGGAGGGTACTGTGATCGGAATTGGGGTAACGACGCGCAACAGGCGCGAATCTCTGATCGAAACGCTGTCGTACATCCGCAAGTTCATTCCCCCAGGCGCCAAACTCGTCGTCGTGGATGACGCGAGCAAGGAGCCGTTTCAGAAAGCCGACTTCCGCTTCGAGCACAACGTTGGCATTGCCGTCGCCAAGAACAAGTGCCTCGAACTGCTGGATGGTTGCGAGCACATTTTCCTTTTCGATGACGACTGCTATCCGAAAGCCGCCGACTGGTGGAAGCCCTACGTCGAAAATGCCGAGCCTCATTTGATGTACGTCTTCAAGGACTTCGCCAACACCAAGGCGAGGCTCAACGACAACGTGCTTCTCTACTCCGACAGCAAGATTCGTGCATGGACCCACACTCGCGGCTGCATGCTCTACCTGCATCGCTCGTGTCTCGATGCTGTTGGCGGCTTCGATCCGGTGTTCGGCAAGTGGGGAGAGGAACACGGCAACCTGAGCGACAGGATTTACGCTGCCGGGCTGACAACTTTCCCGTACATGGATGTAGTTGGCAGCGAGGCGCTGATCCATAGTGCCGATGAGCACCGCGAGGTTATTACGACGGTCCCGAGTGTCGAGCGGCAGCGCTGCTTGGCGCGCAACCGCAAGCTGGCCGAGGATCGCAAGAACTGCCCCAGGTTCGTCCCGTACCGCTCGGCGGCAAGCCGCGACGTGATCGTCACCTGCCTGTTCGTGGGCGCCCCTGACCCGCAGCGCAATGAGCGCTGGGAGCCGGACAAGAAAATCGTCAAGGTGTGGATCGACAGCGCTATTGAGCATGGTGTCGAGTACGTCGTGCTCAATGACTGCTTCGACGACGCGCCCGGCTTCCACCGCGTCGAAGCTGTTGGCAACATTTCGCCGTACTGGCGCCGTTGGGTCGCATACCTCCAGTGGTTGCGCGAAAACGAATGGGTGGACCGCGTGTGGTTCACGGATGGCAGTGATGTCACGATGCTGCGAAACCCGTTCCCGCACATGGAGCCGGGTGTCATCTACACTGGTGACGAGCAGGGCGAGGTGACTCGCTGCCGCTGGATGCGCAACAACCACAACGAGTCCTTCATGCAGAAGCTCTACATGTCCCACGGCGGAGCGACGTTGCGCAACGCTGGGTTGCTTGGTGGCAGCCGCGCCGACGTGATGGAGTTCATTCGCAACATGCTGTCTATCTGGCGGCACAATCGCGGCGAGGCTGAGAAGGGTCGAGACACGCAGATCAACGGCAGCGACATGGGGGTGTTCAACTACGTCGCACAGATCGAAATGGGCAATCGCACCGAACATGGTCCGAAGGTCAATACCGTCTTCAAGAAGTTCACTGACAACGGAGAAGCATGGTGGATGCACAAGTAATCATTGTCGGTCACAAATCCCGTATCGGTTGGATCGCAAAGTTGCAGGAAGCTCTGCCGGGCGCGGCAGCGCTCGTGGATCACTCCAACCGCGGCGCACTTGCCGGCCACATCCGCGCGCTGGAGATTGCCAAGCTGCACGACAAGCGCTGCATCATCATGGAAGACGATGCGATCCCGGTTGAAGGCTTCATGCAGTTGGCGACTGACTGGTTCGAGCGGATGCCGGATGCGCTCATCAGCTTCTACCTGGGCACCGGGCGCCCGGTGTCGTGGCAGGCCCAAGTGGACGCCCATCTGTCGCGCACCATCGGCGACTACATCACGCTGCCGCGCCTGATCCACGGCGTCTGTTATTCGATACCGCCGAAGCATGTTGGGCGCACGCTGGATCGCATCAGTGCGATGGGAGAAACCCTGGACGAGCCGGCCGATTACATCGTCGGCAGGGGCTTCGGGCGTGAAGTCGTTTATCCGGTAGAATCGCTGGTGGAGCACCGCGACGGCGAGAGCGTGGAGAGGCACCCGGACGGGGAGCCGCGCATCGAACAGCGCGTTGCACGCAACCTTGCCGCCCCGCTGATGTACGAAAGGTGACGCCATGATCGACTTGACCCTCGCACGCGAACACCTGAAAGCCGATGCCGAAGACATCGAGGATGACCTCATCCAACAGTACATCGACAGCGCCGTCAGCATCTGCGAGAACTTCTGCAACCGGAAGTTCTACGAGGACGCCGCCAGCCAGCTGACCGATTTCGATCTGGCGCTGACCGAGTTGTCGGCAGCGCGCGACACCCTCAACACGCTCATCACCGACAACGACGACGAGTTGATGGTCGGCATCTACAACGACCGTTACATCCGTCAGCGCGCGAACGCTTTGTTCCGCATCAACGGCCTTGTGATCGACAACACCATCACGGCTGCGGTGCTGATGGTGCTTGGGCACCTCTATCGAAACCGGCAGGAAGTCGTGGTCGGACAGGTCAATGCCCTCCATGTGCCGATCGGCGCGCGCCGTATCCTCGAACCCTACCTGTGGATCGGTGATCTGGCCGGAGGTGGCTCGTGATCGGAGAATTCAACCGCCGCATCGAAATCTGGAAGCCCAGCGGAGCCGTTGACGCGGCGAACCAACCGCTGCCGACTGCCTGGGTGCTGCACAAGGAGAAGTGGGCACGCATCAAGGGCGAGACGGGCATGGCGACGATCCGGGCAGCTGCGAGTGCTGGCGGCATCAATACCCCGCTCGACCGCTACAGCTACAGGATCAACTACGACCGCTCGATCGGTACGGACATGCAGATCAGGGATCGTGACGGCGACCGGCTGAACATCGTCAGCGTCCGCCACGACAAGGCGAACCGAGAGTGGACCGACATCGTGGCTGAGGTCGGAGGCTCGAATGTCTAAGGGTACACGAGTCGATATTTCCGAAGTCACCGCCGGCTTTGCCGCGCTTGCCGACATGAAGGAATCACTCGCGCGCACGATGGGCGTTGCAATGGGGCAGGAGGTGCGCGACGAGGCGAAGATTCGCGCCCCTGTCCTGAAGCCCGAGAACCGCGGCACGGATAACCAGCGGGCCGGTCTGCTGCGCGACTCGATCTACCTGGCCTACGACAAGCGCCGTACAGCGATCGCTGGTGGCTCGTACCGTTACGTGGTGTCGTGGAACAGCCAGCGGGCTCCACATGGGCACCTCGCTGAGTTCGGCCACTGGCTGACCTATCAGTACGCGCAGACCGAGGACGGCGAATACTACACCCCGAAGCCACTGGTGCCGAACTCATCGCCTGGCGGATTCTTCGTGGAGGCCCAACCGTTCCTTGGCCCGGCGTTCGACGCCAAGGTGGGCGGGCTTTACACTATCGCTCTGGCAGCCGGCAAGGCGCGTTTCGAGGAACTGTCGCGATGAGTATTTCGACCATCATCCCTGCGCTCCTGAACACGCTGGTCGAAGGGCGAGTG